AGCACGAGAGGATTATAGCAAATTTTCGCAAAGTGTCAAGAGGGGAGGGATCCGGACGGGACAAACTACAGAACGCCCAGCCTACTGGGCGGTGCTGCCGGCTTCGGTGCGCTACGACGAGACGCTGCCGGCCAGCGCGAAGCTGCTCTTCGCGGAGATCAGCAGTCTGGCGGAGGCGACCGGCTTCTGCTTCGCGAGCAATGAGTACTTCGCCGGCCTTTACGCCATGAGCGAGCGCACGGTGCAGCGGCACATCAAGGCCCTGGAGTCCGGCGGCCACATCGTCATCGTGGACGGCGACGGCGGATCCGGCCGGCGGAAGATCTACGCCGGCGCCAACCCCCTCAGAGGGAACCCCGACAAAAATGTCGGGGTTGCGGAGGGAACCCCGACAAAAATGTCGCCGAACCCCGACATTTTTGTCGCCGCCACATTGTATAACAAGAATAATAACAATACCCCCCAAAGCCCCCCAGGGGGCGAGCGCGCCGAAGAGAGGGCCCCGAAGAGAAAAGGCAAGACCCCTGCCAAGGGGCAGCCGGAGTCAAAAAAGGCCCCGCCGGCGATGCCGGACTGGAAGCCCGAACGCTTCGCAAAGTTCTGGGACTACTACCCCGCAGTTGACGAAACCGGGAGAAAACCCGCGAGGGCGAGAGCCGCAAAGGCCTGGGACAAGCTCAGGCTGGACGACGGCACCATCGACAGGATGGCAGCCGCCCTGCGCGATCAGAAAAAGTCCAAACTCTGGAAGCGGAAAGTCGGGATCCCCTACGCATCTACCTGGCTTAACGGACGCATGTGGGAGGAGGAGCACGCCGACGAGCTCGACGAGGACCCGGATGAAGACGAGCCGGACGACGAGCCGGAGAGGAGGCTTGAGTCGTGGAGCTAAGCGAAAAGCGGAAGAGCCGCGCCCTGAGCGCGGAGCTGGCCGTGATCGGCGCGCTCTGCCTGGAGCCGGAGCGCTGGGGCGGGGAGGTCTTCCACAAGCTGCGCGCCGAAGACTTTGGTGACGCGACCTACCGGAACCTTTACAAGGCAGCGCGCCAGATCTGGCTGGATCAGAAACCGCTGGACGCGGTGACACTGCAGGGCGCTGTGGGCAAGGACTACACCGCGGCCATCGTGGACGCGATGCAGCTGACCCCGACGACCGCGAACACCGCGGCCTATGCCGACATCGTCGCCCAGGAGGCACGGCTGCGGGCCCTGCAGGAGATCGGCAGCAAGCTGACCTTCCTGGAGGATCTGGACGCGGCGCAGGGTCTGCTGTCCAAAGCCGAGAACCTGCTGACCACTCAGGACGAGGAGCGCGTCTGGGGGTACCGGGAGCTGCTGGACGACTTCCTGACGCGGCAGAACGGCAGCGCCCCGCTGGACTATCTCGACTGGGGGATCCCGGAGCTCAATGAGAACGTGAGGATCAGTCAGGGCCGCTTTGTGATCCTCGGCGCCCAGAGCTCCACCGGCAAGACGGCGCTGGCCCTGCAGCTGGCCTACAGCATGGCCAAAAGCGGCAAGCGCGTCGGCTTCTTCAGCTACGAAACCAGCCACGAAGACGCGGCCGACCGTATCTTCGCCAACACCGCCGGCGTGGCCTTGAGCCGCAGCAAGCGGAAGCAGATGAACCAGTTCGACGCCGAGGAGATCGAGCGCGAGTGGAATCTCTCCGACAAGATCAGCTTCACGCTGGAGGACTCCGGCGACTGGACGGTGGACGAGATCCGGGCCAGGACGCTGGCGCAGCGCTACGAAGTCATCTTTGTGGACTACGTCCAGATCATCCCAGGGGATCCAAAGAAACCGCGCTGGGAGGTCGTGACCGACATCTCCATGAAGCTGCACCGCATGGCTCAGAAGCTGCGCGTCACCGTGATCGCGCTCAGCCAGGTGACGGCCCCGGAGAAAGACAGCAAGGGCAAGCGCCGCGTCCTGACCAAAGAGGACCTGCGCGAGAGCCAGCAGCTGGCGAACGACGCCGAGGCGGTCCTGCTCATGGAGCTGACCATCCCGGGCAACTACGACAGCGAGCGCGAGCTGATCATCGACAAAAACAAGGACGGAAAGCACGGCCGCATGTGGCTGAAGTTTGACCCGGATCACATGCGCTTTACACCCTGCCCGCAGCCGGACCACCAGAAAAAAGCGGAGTACAGGGCGAAGATGGCCAAGCTCCGGAAGGAGCAGAAGGCTGACCGGCAGGCGGAGTACCAGCAGATGGGACTGGAAGAACTGCCGGGAGGCAAAGACGAGCTGCCCTTCTGACGGAGGGCAGCGAGAAGGAGGTGAGAAAAACGATCGAAGTAGGAGACGCTTACACATTCGAGCCCAGCTGCGCGCTCTATGCCGAGGCCGCCAGAGGGGCGAGCCCCTTGATCAGGCAGGACAGGCGCATGAAAGTGACGGGCGAGGTCGTCATGATCCACCAGCAGCATCACTGGTTCCGGGTGCGCTTCCAGCTGCCCGGAGTGCCGGGAGACCAGCATGAGTGCTTCCAGCTGCCGGTGGCCGACACGGAGCTGATCAAGTACGGCTTCCGCCAGGGCGACGGCCGCCGCGGGAAGTACGACACCCGCTACAACAACTGAGGAAACAACAACGAAAGGAGCTTACACAAGCACATGAAAATCATCTCAATCATGAACCTCAAGGGAGGGGTGGGCAAGACCGTAACGGCCATCAACATGGCCGCCATCCTCTCCCGCGACTACCAGGCGCCGGTGCTCCTGGTCGACGCGGACTCGCAGGGCAACCTGAGCGAATTTGTGCGCGCAGGCCTGCCGGAGAAGGACTGCCGGAATGAGGGCGGGCTCGCGGATCTGCTCCGGGGTGTCGACGGCACCATCCGGGCCACGGCGATCGAGGGCGCGGATCTGCTGCCGGCCACCGACGACCTCATGGAGCTGGATGTCAGCACGGTGCGGTCCGGAAAGTCTGACCCGATGCACCTGGTGGACTTCCTGACGGATTGCGACGCCGATTATGCTTACTGCATTATCGACTGCCCGCCGGCATTCAACGCCGCGGCGACGGCTGCGCTGGCCGCGGCCGACGAAGTCCTGATCCCCATGAAGCTCGACGCCTTCGGCCTGCGCGGCATGACGAACCTGCTGGCCCAGGTCAAGAACATGCAGAAAGTCAACCCCGGGCTGGAAGTGGCCGGGATCCTCCCCACGATGTACTACAAGACCACCCAGATGGACTACGCGGAGAAGCTCCTGCGGGAGTCCGGGCTGCCGGTGTATTCTCACATCCGGCGCAGCACCAAAGTGGACGAGATGACCTTCGCGCAGCTGCCGATCATCAAAAGCAGCCCGAAAAGCGGGGCCTGCCGAGACTATCGCCGGTTTGTTGCGGAGTGGCTGAGAGGAGGCGAGCAGAATGCCGTTTGACATTGCGAGCGTGCTGAAGGGAGCCGCGGCCAAGACGGAGCGGGAACAGATCGTCTATATCCCGCTGGAGGATATTGTTCCGAACCCTGATAACTTCTACACACTGGAAGGTATCGAGGATCTGGCGGCGAATATCGAGCTGATCGGCCTGCAACAGCCTCTTCGGATCCGGCCGGGCAAGGACGGCAAGTACGTCGTCGTCTCCGGGCACCGACGCCGGGCGGCCTGCCTCCTGATCTCCCACGGAGACAGCGAGGGCAGCCACATGTTCGACCAGGGCGTGCCGTGCATCATCGACAACGACGCCTGTAGCGACAGCATGCGGGAGCTGCGGCTGATCTTCGCGAACAGCTCCACCCGCGTCATGACGCCCGCAGACCTCTCGCGCCAGGCGGAGCGCGTGGAGGAGCTGCTGTACCAGCTGAAGGAAGAGGGCGTGAAGTTCCCGGGCAGGATGCGCGACCACGTGGCCAAGGCCTGCGCGGTGAACGCCACAAAGCTCGCCAACCTCCACGCGATCAGAAGCAACCTTATCCCGGAGCTGCTGGAGGAATTCGACGCCAACCGGCTGAACGAGTCGGTGGCCTACCGGATCAGCCAGGAGAGAGAACAGATTCAGAGACAGCTGGCCAGCCAGGCCGGAGACTCCATCCGGGGCTATACGAAGGCGATGGCGGACGCCGCCATCGAGCAGATCAAAGCGCCGAAGGCAGGAACGGCAGCGTCGGAACCGCAGTTTGACGGCCGGGGACATCTGGTGTGGGACTCGGAGGAGTACGCGGCGCAGCGGAATGCAGAGGACGAGGAGTTTGCCGCGATGCTGGAGGCGGAGGCCGTGGAACTGCTGAGGAGAGTGAACAACATCCGAAACCGGCGGGACGGCATCGAGCAGTTGAAGGCCGCACACGGAAAGAGCCATCACGGATGGAACACGAGGACAGGATATGCCAACGCGAGCCCGAATGGGCTGACTCTGGAACACTACAAACACAGGGCAAAAATCACCCGCACCTGGACGGAAGTGTACGACATGCTGTGTACCTACGTTCTGAACCGTGCACCGGGGGTCCTCGCGCCGAAGGTGTCCAAATCGGACACACAGCCGGAGTGGAGGACCGGACGGCCGCCGGTCTCCGGGCTGTACGTGATGAAAAGCGGCGTCCCAAAGGAAGAAGGGCCGCGGTGGACGGCCAAGCGAGTGGCGGTCTGGACCGGCGACCGCTGGGTAACAATCGGACCGGGCACGCCGATCAATGACAACGTGTACGGCTGGTACAAGATTCCGGAGGATTGAGATGTACGACAAAGCTATCGAAGAATTGGTAAACCGGCTCTCGCAGGACGCGAGCTATAAATTCGGCGATCTGGTCATGAGCTACCCGGAAGGCCTCCGGGCACTGGTCATGGCGGTGGTGCAGTCCTGCATCACCGCCAACCTGGGGACAATGCCCAAAGAAGAGAGGGAACTCTTTGAGGCGGCCAAATCCAGGATGGTCGTCATGACTATTCCTGCGGAGCTGGATCCGCGGAAGCATGGAGGGCAGAAACATGAGAATTGACTCGCACAACGCCTGGATCACCAGGGCAACCGCAGCAGGCCCGTCCGACTATGCGGAAATCATCAAAGAGGGCCTCGACGAGACGGTGGGCAAGATCCTGCACGTCTTCGACGACATGAGCGCCATTGACCTGCCTTTGATGATCACCGCACTGCGGACGGCAGAACGCGGACTCTCGAACTGCACGATCGCCAAGAGCACGCACGCGCTCCTGGCCGCAGATGTGATCGACAGGATGTTCCGGCCGGAGTTTGGAGAGACGCAGATCGCGGTCCCGAAGGATCTGCTCGACAAGCTGGAAAACAAGGAAACGGAGGGAAAAACGTGAGAAGCAGCAACAGCACCGGAGGCCTGGGCCTTTTCGGCACCCTCGGCGTCGTGTTTATCGTTCTGAAGCTGGTCGGCGTGATCGACTGGTCCTGGTGGTGGGTGCTCTCACCGTTCTGGATCTTCGCCGCACTGGTCCTGCTGATTTTTGCGGTTATCTGGTGGACGGACTGATGGGACCGACTAACTGCCCAAACTGCGGCGCGCCGATCGGAATGGATGACCGGTGCTCATACTGCGGGACCATGTTCCTGGATGTCTCGCACATCCCACTGGACGAGCCCTTCTATCTTCGGGTCCGCACCGGGCTGCCGCACTGGCGAGGCCTGACAACGTGCAAAGTCTTCTGCAAGACCTTGACGGTGGAGGAGGCTGTGGACACCGCCCCCACTATCTGCATGGAGTTTGTGCCATTAGGAGCGATAATAGTAGAGGAGTTGAAGACAGAAAGATGATTCGCCCAGAGTATAATGCAGGCCCAGGGAGGCCGCCGACGGTGCGCTGGCCGATCAGGCGCACGATCGTGGAGTCCGGCCAGGCCTTTGTGAGGACCATGCAGGAGAACACGACCGTCAGCTGCTACCGCTGCGGCGGCGAGTTCCTGGTGAACCGGGACACGGCCTTCCGGACGCGGCGCAGCATCGATGATATGCCGTATATCCGATGCCCGCGCTGCGGGTATGTGGCCGCGGTTCTTTATTACTTCGACCGAACGGTCGGGAAGGGAGCATAAAATGTATGTTAGTTTTCACGGCGTGATCTTTGATCCGTCGACTCTGGTATTCGCCAAGCGCTGGGACGGAGATGTCGCGCTGTGCTTCGACGCCAGGCGCGGGCCGAATGCAGTCATCCACGCGACCGAGGAATGCACATCGGAGGAGATCTTCGAGGAGCTTTTTGAGGTCCTTCAGGACGCCGGCCTGGCTGCCGCGGATCCTGAGCCGGTGGATCTGACTGAGGCGGAGGCCGCCATGCTCAGGAATGCCCATGCGGAACACTACAACTGGATCGCCAGGGATAAGGACGGGAAACTCTTCGCCTACATTAACCACCCGCAGCTGGCTGGAGCTTACTGGGAGGATGGCGACGGCCTCTGCGCCGCCAAGAGGATGGACAAGGACGACGACGGCAACCCGATCTTCGAGTGGCTGGATGGGGAAGACGAGCCCGTCAACATCATGGAGCTCCTCCTGGGCGAGTGATCTATATTTTGTGGCCGGCAGCGCTGCCGGCCACAAAAGCCAAGAATCCTGCTCTTGAAAAAATCGGTTACAATCATTATTTTAGAATTAAAGGACGAGAGCCTGCAGGGCCACGGTCTAACGACGAGAGGAGTCTGTGAGACCGTGGCCAAAACTTTGAAGCGGATCGACGCCGGAGGACTGCAGATCGAAGCGCTGTACCCTCGCCGGTCCAGGTACGACACGCCGCAGCAACGGGCGGCAAAACAGAAGGCGAGCAGCGAAGCGCAACGCCGCATGAACCGGATCTACAGCTACCAGCAGCTGGAGCTGCTCCTGGCGACCAACTTCCCGACAGCCGGCAGCGGTCTGGTCGTCACCTTAACCCACGACGACCGGCACATGCCGAGGAACCGGGCCGCGGCGCAGCTGCGCTTCAAGTATTTTCTGACCAAACTCCGGAAGGAGCGCAAGGCTGCAGGCCTGCCGGAGCCCGTCGTTTTCTGGGCGCCGGAGATCCTGACCTCAGAGTCCGGGCGATGGCACCAGCACATCGTGATCGACAACACCGGCAACGACCTGGACATGATCCGCCGCTGCTGGATCTATGGCAGCGACATCGAGGCCACGAAGCTGCGCGTCGATGACGAGAAGAACTGGGAGACGCTGGCGCGGTACATGACCAAAGAGCTGCGCGAGTGCCAGGAGTACGACACGAAGCCCGGCCTGCACGGCTGGAGCTGCACCAGGAACGCCAAGCGGCCGGAGACCGAGACGATCACCGTCGACGATGACTACGACATCGCGCCGCCGGAGGGATCCACGGTCATGCTGGACGACAGGAAGCGGACAGAGTTCGCCGCCTACCATGTGGTCAAGTACCGCTTCGACGGTGTCCGGACCGGACACCGCGCACCCAGGGCACGCAGGCGCAGGAAGGTGCGGCGGCGCTGACTTTCTTTTATTTCTTTCTGCCTTGAAATCTATGTTAATCTTAGGAAAAAGTGCGTCGGAGGTCTTGAAACTATGCGAGAATCTGGTAGAATAAGCACAAGCCCGGACGAGTGGATCAGCTGTCCGATCTGCGGCTACAACCGGCTGAAGAAACGCAAGCCGGACGAGTCAGCAGACCTGGTTTACATCCACTGCCGACGATGCAAAAACGACATACCACTGACGCTTAAACAGGGCCAGAGCTTCCAGAGCCAGAGCCAGCGCAACGCATGAGAGTGCGGACGCTGGCTCTGGCTTTTTGTTTTGCCCGGAGGTGAGACGATGGCACAGAAGCCACTGAGACCATGCAGGCACGCGGGCTGCGGGGCGCTCACCCGTGAGGGATATTGCGATCGACACCGACCGACTCACCGGCGCCGGATCTCCGCGGACTACCACGGCTGGTACAACCTGCCGATCTGGACCAAGCACATCAGGCCGGAGCACCTGCTGCAGGAGCCGTTCTGCAGGGAGTGCGCGAAAGCAGGGAAGCGGACCTGGGCGACAGTCGTGGACCACATCCAGCCGCACCGCGGCGACTGGCAGCGCTTCACGGATCCGGACAACCTGCAGAGCCTCTGCAAGTATCACCACGACCAGAAGACAGCCCTGGAGATGGCGCGAGACAAGCGGGAAGCCCGATCGAAATGAGGGCGTTTTCCTCCCGCCCCGGCGCGCAGCGCGCTCCCCGGCGCCGGCAGGCGCGCGGGCATGCGCAGCGCACCACCTGAGCGCGCGCGGGCGCGGCCCAGAGGTAGACCCCGCCCCCGGGGTCGAAAAGTTTCGACCGGGCTGCCCCAGTGCCCCGCGTCCCCAAAAACGCGAGAAAAATTCCCCGATCGAGGGCCAGACCAACGAAATCCAGGAGGCGAGCGAAGTGCCGACACCGATCAGGACCCTGGACAACATGAGCAAACACCTGACCAAAGCGGAGATCGCGGAACGCGAAGCCGCCGAGGCTCAGCAGATGCCGGCGCGGAAGCTGAAGAAGCCGAAGCTGATCACCCAGGACAAGGCAGCCTTGAAGCATTGGAACCGGATCGTCCGGGACATGCAGGGGCTGGACATCCTGGACGTCCTCGACACCGATGCCCTGGCAATTTACTGCGCCAAGCTCGCCCGGCGCGACGATCTGCAGGCGCAGTACCTCGCCTGGCGTGATCGTTACGACGAGGACCCTGTGAACGCGACGCTCAAGGTCATGATCGGGCTGTCCGACTCTCTCCAGTCCGTGGAGCGCGATGTGCTTAGCTATGCTAACAAGCTCGGCCTGACGCCTGAAAGCCGGGCCCGCCTGGCCAAGCGCCTGGCGGAACAGGACGAGGATGATCCGGACGGGGACCTCTTCGCATGATGCCGAAGGACCACCCGTGCGTCCGGGACTGTCCGGAGAGACACCCCGGCTGCAACTGCGAGAGGCTCATCGCCTACAATGAGCGCAAAGAGCAGGAGAGCGCACGGCTCCGCCTTGCGAAGACGGTCGACCGATACCAGACAGAGGCGGTCCGCCGGTCCAAGCGGATCCGGCTCCACCGCGGGAGGAGAATCTTGTGAGCATGACAGAGAACCTGCTGCTCGAAGGCTGGGAGGATGAAGAGTACAAGGCCTTCGTCGACAAGTTCAAGACCAAGAAGACAACCGACGACTGCTACACGCCGCCGGAGATCTACGACGTGATCGCTGACTGGGTCGCGGGCACCTATCACCGGGACAAAGGTGGATTTCTTCGGCCCTTTTATCCTGGCGGCGATTATGAGCGCTTCGAGTACCCCCCCCCTGTCGACAGTAGTGGACAACCCGCCCTTCAGCATCCTGAGCCAGATCGTGCGGTTTTACGCGCAGCGCAGGATCCCGTTTTTCCTCTTCGCCCCGACGCTGACCCTGTTCTCCGCTGCGGCGAATGAGACCTGCAGCATGATCCCCGTGGGCGTCTCGGTGACCTATGCCAACGGCGCAGAGGTCAACACCAGCTTCCTGACCAACCTGGAGCCGGCCGACGTCCGGGTGCGCACTGCTCCGGATCTCTACCGCCTGGTCGATGCCAAAAACAGGACACTGATCCGCGAGACCAGGAAAGAGCTGCCGAAGTACAACTACCCGGACAGCATCCTGACGGCCGCGATCGCGTCGCGCTGGTGCAAGTATGGCGTCGATTATGTTCTCCGGAAGGCGGACAGCCTCCGGATCACCGGCCTGGAGGCCCAGAAGGCGACCGGCAAGGAGATCTTCGGCGGTGGGTACCTGCTCTCGACAAGAGCCGCAGCGGAAAGAGCCGCAGCGGAAAGAGCCGCAGCGACGACCTGGGAGCTGAGCGACACAGAGCGCTTTTATATCGACTGGCTGGATAAGCAGGCGCAGCCGTAAAGAAGAGGAGAGCCGGGATGCCGGGAAGGGATAAGGTGCTGACCCACGCGGTCACAATGTACGCCAAGCAGGTCACAGCCGGGCGGCTGCACGACATGTGCTGCCCCTACGAGATCAAGGCCTGCCAGCGCTTCCTGGACGATCTGAAGCGGGTCGGGGATCCCGACTTCCCCTACGTCTTCGACACCACGCGAGCCGACCGGATCTTCCGGTGGTTCTCCCAATGCGTCCAGACGCGCGGGCCGGAAGCGGGCCAGCCGATCGAGCTGCAGGACTGGCAGAAGTTCGACCTCGGCAACGTCTACGGCTGGGTCCATAAGGACACCGGCGCCAGACGCTACAACAAGACCTACGAAAAGAGGGCCCGCGGGAACTTCAAGAGCACGGAAAAGAGCGGCCAGTGTCTGTACGCCATGTGCGGCGATGCGATTTACCCGCCATACCAGCCGGAGCTTGCGCAGTATGAGCGCGAGCCGGAAGTGGAGTGCGCAGCCGTCGACCGCGGCCAGGCGATGCGCGTCTACGGTGACGCCAAGGCGATCGCCGAGGCCTCGCCGAAGATCGCCCGCCGGCTGGTGATCCCAAAGGCCAACCCGGTGCGGCACCGGAAGCTCGGCGGCTACATGAGGGCCCTGAGCAAAGACACCAAGAACAAGGACTCCGGCGCCCCGACCTTCTTTTGCGTGGACGAGTACCACGCGCATCCGACCTCGACGATCTACGACATCGGCCTCAACTCCTTCGGAAAACGCTGGCAGCCGCTACTGGCGTGCATCACGACCGCCGGCGACGACGCGGAGAACAAGCCCTGCTTCAAGGAGGAGCTCTACGCCAAGCGCGTCCTGGACGGCCTCACGCGCGACGACCGTTACTTCATCATGATCCGGGAGCTGCCGGAGAATGCGGACCCGCACGACAAGCGGGAGTGGCTGAAGGCCAACCCGTGCCTGCGCTTCGACAACGACTACAGCCGGACCCTCCGGGATCAGATCGAGAGCGAATACACGACGGCCTACGGTAGCAACGACGCCACCAAGATCCGGCAGTTCCTCACCCGACGCATGAACCGGTGGCAGGCCACGGCGGAGCACAGCTACCTCGACGAGCACGCCAGGGAGCTGGCCAGGGCGGCCATGATCCCCGCCGATCAGTTCGCGCAGCTCACGGACGGCTGCGAGTGCTGGGTGGGCTTTGACCTCGGCAAGCGGATCGACCTCAGCGGCGTGGCCGCGGTGTTCCTGCTTCCGGACGGCCGGGTGGCCGTGAAGATGCACGGCTTCCTGCCGGAGGGCGCAGCCACCCGGCACGAACACTCCGACCGGATCGAGTACCGCGCCTGGGCCGCGCGAGGGTGGTGCACCCTGACCCCGGGCGACGTAACCGACAACAGCTACGTCGCCGACTGGATCTATGCCGGACAGCTGCAGCACCGGTGGAGCGTGACCAATGTCTGCTACGACGGGCACAATGCCACAGATCTGGCCATCCGGCTCAATGAAGAGGCCGGGAACGACGACTGGTGCGTGGAAATCTCCCAGACCTGCGCCGGGCAGAACCTGGCCGTCAAGGGCTTCCGGGAGCTGCTCCTGCAGGGCAAAATCCTGATCGAGGAGTCCGGTCTGGCGCTCTGGTGCCTTAAAAACGCGGTAGAGATCGAGAACAACTACGGCGATCTGAAGCTCAACAAAAAGAACCAGATGGACACCCAGCGCATCGACCCGGTGGCGGCCATGATGAACGCCCTGGCGCAGGCGCTGATCCGGCGGAACAATCCGACCCTGTCGGACCGCCTGGAGGACGACAACTGGTCCATGTAATTGTGAAAACTGCACAGCCGCCCGGCGCGGATCCGGATCGGATCAGCAGCTGCTGGCTGTGAAAACTGTACAAAACGACGGGAGACCGACATGGCAAGAGACGACGCGGGAGAACTTAACAGGCGCATCACCTTCCAGCGATTTGTCGGCACGGCCGACATCGTGGGAGATTTCCAGTACCTGGAGGACGATAACTGGGAGGAGGTCTTCACAGTCTGGGGATCCTGCCGGAGCATCGGGAGCCGCGAGTTTATGGCAGCCGGTCAGGCACAGATGGAGATCACTCACAACCTCAAGGTCCGGCGCCGGGAGTGGCCGGAGGATCCGCGGAACATGCGGGCTGTGATCCTGGGCAAGCGGTACCGGATCGCCTCGCCGCCGATCGACGTGGGAGACGAGAGGCGCTTCCAGACCTTCAAAGCGGTGGAGGTCTGGCCGTGAGCGCCGGCAATGCCGGCGACGCGGTGCTGAGCTTTGACACCAAGGGCATCACAGTTATGATCAAGGCCCTGAACAAGGTGAACAAGAGCCCACAGAAGGCCGTGAACAAGGCAACCTCGAAGGCCAACCTGATCGTCAAACGAACGGTCAAGGGCAAGGTCCCGGTCGGGCCTCCTCCGCACGGCGGTACCCTGAAGCGGAACATCGTCACCAAGGCCGAGAAGAATCACGGCGTCAAGGGCAAGAAGGTCCGGGAGGTTACCTTCAAAGGCGGCGCGGAGGCCAACGCGCAGCTGCAGAAGCCCATCCGGAACCCGGGCGCCCTGGGCGGAAAGAACCCGAAGGCCTACTACCCGGCCTCGCAGGAATACGGCTTCCTGGCACGGGCGCCGGGCGGCGGCACGCAATACGTCGAGGGCCGGCACTTCATGCTGCAGGGCGCTGAGCAGGCCAGCCCGACGGCCAAGAAGACCATGATCGATGTGATGGAGAAAGAACTGGACAAGCTGTGGCAGGAGGCGGCGCACGAATGAGTGAATTGAGCTATGACCGGATGAGTCCGGAGTTCGCCCTGGTCCAGGCGCTCGGCACGGTACCCGTGATCGCGGACCCTGCGGGCGGCGACCCGAAGGTCGGCGCGCTGCAGCCGAAGAAAGACTGGAAGGCGCCCTACCTCTTCTACATCCCGACAGAGGACGCCGAGGAGGAGGCCCTGGACGGCTCGACAGGCCTGCAGAGCTTCGCGGCCACGCTGCATTGTGTCGCCGGTACCCACCGGGGCCTGCAGCTGCTCTGCCAACGATGCAAGAAAGCCCTGAAGGACATGCGCGGCGCGGTTTACAGTACGCCGGAGCATGACCAGGACGAGGGGCCGAAGGGGACGGTCCTGATCGAGGACGTCACCCTGGAGCAGAGCTCCCCCGATCTCCTGGAGGTGGAGGTCGGATATTATCGCCGGATGTACACGGTCCGGCTCGACTACCAGACGGAGGAGGTCCGGGAGAATGAAGATTAAACTTTATGGCGATGTCATCAGCGACGAGTGGGCCTGGGTCTATGAGCTCTTCGGCGTGCCGTGCTGCTACCCGAAGTTGGTCAGGGACGCGATCGAGAAGCTGCCGGCCGGTGAAGACCTGATCATCGAGGTCAACTCTCCGGGCGGAAGCGCCTGGGCGGGCTTTGAGATCTTCGGCCTTCTGCAGAGCCTCGGCGAACGCACCGAAGCGCACATCGTCGCCCTGGCGGCGAGTGCGGCCACCACGATCACCAGCGGCTGCAGCCGCGTCCTGGCGTCTCCGGTGGCCCAGATCATGATCCACCAGCCGGTGATCGACGGCGGCGTCGTCAACAATAACGGCGCCAGAGAGCTGCAGAACTTCCTGGACAGCGTCAAGGCGTCAATCATCAACAGCTATGTCGTCAAGTGCGGCGGCAAGACCAGCCGGAAGAAGCTGGAGCAGCTGGTGGACAGGAGCACCTGGATGCCGGCGCAGGATGCCATCGAGCTCGGCCTGGTGGACGGCCTGCTGGACACCTCCGAAGAGGCCGCGGCGATGATCACGGCCGGTGGCGGGATCGGCGTCACCAACTCCGCCGGGGGCGGCAGCCTGGAGAGCCTTCTGGAGCGCTATGAAGCGGCCGTGAAGGCCGGGACGATGGAAGAGGTCCCAGGACACCCGGTACGCCGGGAAAGCGCCCAGGGCGCCGAAGCGGCGGCGACAGCGGCCGCAGAAGCCGACTGTCTGGCTGCCGGCGTCGGTGACCTTGCTGCCGGCGTCGGTGACCTTGCTGCCGGCGTCGGCAATGCGGTGAGGGGCATCGACCGCGCAGACGGCGTGGACGCGACGGCCTTCGCCGCCCTGGCAGTGTCCAGACCGGACACCTCCAGCGCCTACGCCCGCGGGGAGGCTGGGGCTCTCCCGACGCCTGCAGACATCGTGGCCAACGCGGTGGAAGACTGGACGCTCATGGCAGCCATTGAGCTGGAGAGAGCGAGGGGCGTATGAGCAGCTTTGACAGAGGGCTGCGGCAGCTGCTCCGGCCGCGCAGCGCGCAGCGGGATCCTCCGAACGCAGAGAACGTGGTCACGGTCGAAAGCCTGGGCCTCTCCGGGAATCTGATCCGGACCGATCAGGAGGCCGCCATGCGGATCTCCACGGTCAGCCGGTGCATCGACATCCTGAGCGACAGCATCGGCAAGATGCCCTTTTTCGTGTATGACGGGAAAACCCGCGCGAGGGTCGAAGATCACCCGATCATGGAGCTCCTGAGCGTCCGGCCGAACCAGTGGCAGACGCCCTTCGCCTTCCGAAAGCAACTGGAAGCGGAGCGCGTGGCCAACGGCAACGGCGTCGCCTGGATCCGCCGGGATCCGCGGACACTGGCGCCGGTGGAGCTGGTGCCCATCCCGCGCGGACGCTGGACCGTGCAGCTGCTGACAGACGGGGCCCTACGCTATACCATCCAGCACCCCTTCACGGGCCAGTCGATCACCTGCGGACGCATGGACGTGCTGCACGTGATCGCCTACACCCGGGACGGGTACCGCGGAATCGGTTACCTGGAGCGCGCGCAGGACATCATCCGGACGGCCAAGGCCGCCCAGGAGTACAGCGCGAGCTACTACGCCAACGGCGGACAGCCCTCCGGGATCCTCCGGACCGAGTCCGACCTGGGCGGCAACGTGGAGGTCACACGGGCCGACGGGACAAAGGAGACGATCTCCAAAAAGGACCGGATCCGGGAAGAGTGGGAGAAGCGCCACAGCGGCCCGGCGAACGCGCAGCGGATCGCCGTGCTGGACATGGGCCTCGACTACAAGCCGCTGGCCATCTCCAACCGGGACGCCCAGTTTGTGGAGCAGTCGAACCTGAGCGTCGAGGATCTGGCGAGGGTCTTCGGGGTGCCGCTTTATAAGCTGCAGGCCGGGAAGCAGTCCTACAGCTCCAACGAACAGAACGCCATCGAGTACGTGGTGGGGACGCTCCACCCGAACGCCACGATCTGGGAACAGGAGCTGGCCTACAAGCTGCTCATCCCCCAGGACATGGAGCGCGGGCTCCGGATCCGGGGCAACCTCATGGCGGAGCTCCGGGGCGACTTCAACGCCCGCGGCACCTGGTATCAGCACATGCGAGACAATGGCGCCTTCAGCGTGAACGACATCCGCGCTCTGGAGGACATGCCGGGCGTCGCCGGCGGCGACGAGCACTACGCCAGTCTGAACTACGTCCCGCTGCAGGACTGGAGAGAGCTCTCCAGGCAGCGCGCCGAAAGCAGCGGCCGGGGCGGAGGTGAAACATGAGCGTTCTGATCGTGCTCCTCTTTCTGATCGGCCTCAGCGGAATCTCCGCAGGCCTCTGCATGATCGCGATACCCTACGGGGTCATCTCTGCCGGCGCCGGGCTGGTGCTGCTGTCGATCATCCTGGCCAACGGCTACGACGACAACCGCAACAGCGGGCGCAAATCTTAGTATATCCGCGGCCCGGCCGCCGATATAAATATCATTTTTTCATTTTGGAGGTTACATCATGAAGAAAAGACTCATCGCACTGGCCGCGGAACGCACCACCGCACTGAACGCCGCGACGGCTGCCCGCGAGGCCAAGAACGAGGCCGAATTCTCCGCCCAGATGGAGAAGGTCTACAACCTGAACGCGGAGATCGAGAAGGTCCAGAGCCTGATCGCCGAGCAGGAGCGCCAGATCCTGACCGCGCAGCCCTCCGCTGCCGAAGTCCGCGACATGGCCGCCGAGCGTGGCGTGCAGCTTATGAACCGCCAGAGCGTGAAGATCTCCAACGTCGAGATCCGCCGGGCGCTGCGCAACGCCGTCACCATCACCGGCCAGATCGTACAGCCGACCGGCGCCGGCAGCGAGATCCACGGCGGCGACAGCGCGATCGCGTCCATCCTGGATCTGGTCCGCGTGGAAGACATGAGCGGCCTGTCCGGCTGGGAGGAGCCCTATGTGATCACCGAAGGCACGGCGGCCACCGCTGACCCTGTCGCGAAGAGCGGCACCGCCCGCGCTGCGAGCACCGACCCGACCTTCGGCATCGCCCAGATCATCCCGATGGAGATCACCACGACCAGCTACGTCGACCGCAATATCGGCACCCTGTCTCCGGCCCGCTACTTCGAGAAGGTCCAGGCCCTGGCGCTGCGCGCCCTGCGCAGGGATGCGGTCAAGATGATCGTCAACGGCGCGGTGGACGGCACCAAGACGTCCTACGGGATCAAGACGGCCAAAAACAAGGCCAACTCCAACATCACCAAGATCGATACCTACACGGCCATCGACGAGAACACCCTCGACGACCTGTACTTCGACTACGGCGCGGACAGCGAGCTCGGCGGCGAAGCGGTCCTGCAGCTCACCAAAGCAGACCTGAAGGCCATCGGCCGGCTCCGCGGTACCAATGAGAAGCAGCGCCTCTTCACCATCACCCCGCAGGGCAACGGCAACCGCGGCGTCATCGCCGACGGCGGTGTCCAGATCCCCTATGTGCTGGTCCCGCAGCTCACTGCCGGCGATCTGATCTACGGCAACCCGATGCACTACCTGCTCGGCCTTTTTGGTGATTACGAAATCCGCGTGGATGAGAGCGTCAAGAGCATCGAGAGGATGCACACCATCCTGGGCGACGCCATGATCGGCGGCAACGTGGTCGAGCACGAAGGCTTCGTCTACTACCACGTCTAAGGATAGGCCATGGCGGAGCAGCTGACAGCGGCCGAAGCCGCGCAGGCTAAGGCGGCCGAGGCTGCCGCCCTGCAGGCCTGCCTGGATTACATGCGCGTCGACAGAGACGACGCCAAC